CATAAACAACGATACCACGACCAACGCCAGCAGCAAGAATAGTACGCCAGCCATCATCGTTCATCTTGCGAACAAATGATGCTTCAAGTACTTGAAGAGCACGACCAACGATATCCCAACGAGCATCCCTAGCATACTTAAGGGAGAAGTCGATAGAGGAACCAACTTCATAAGTTGGAACCATTACATAATCGCCTTCTACATGTCGTTCAGGAATCTTGCCCTGAGAAGGAATAGTATAAGCTACAAAATCCTTTTCAGAACCTGGTGAAAGAATGTCCAAAGGAAATTCTACAGAAGTACCAGGAGCAAAGTTAACTGGCTCAAAAATTCCACCAATGGTATCACCATTGAGAACACCCTGCCTTAAAGGAAGGGTAAGAGCCTTCGCTAGTTCTACTTGTGCAGCGGAAGCAACTTCAAATTGGTTGCTACCAGACTGACGAAGCAGTTCAATCATTTCTGGGGTTGGCTTTTTCATTTTCTTATCTCTCCTTATTAGTTTGGAAGCTCGATGTGTACTTTAGCGTAACCATTTTCATCCTTAGAGGTAGCAAATGTACCAACTTTAGGAGTGGCTACTTCGCCACCAGTAGCTGAAACGGTAGCAGTAAGCTTTCCGTCAGTACTGAGATAAGCATTACCACCAGGAACAATAGTTCCAGGGCTTGCAACAATCATGTTGGTTACAACATAACCCTTGCGAAGCAAAGGAGCCTTTTCGCCAATCACCTGTTCATCTTTGTGAAAGTTGCGATGATAGCGAGTCTGGTCAATATTAACAAAATTAGCAAGACTCAAACCAGCTACTTTATAGCCAGAAGGATTGCTAACAAGAGATGCAACACCAGGAGTCACGATGCCAGCACCAGAAGCAGCAGTACCATACACAAGTACAGCACCCTTCTCATGCACATCGTTACAAACCAAGTTAATCTCGGTTTCATTGATCAAACGATCTGGTTTAATAGCCATTGGATTTCTCTCCTTTATTCTGTGGCCTGTTTGTCTAAACCAAAATAAGAAGCAATCTGTGATGCTACTTGCTTAACTTCATCAGTTACCTCAGAAGTTGCAAGAGCAGCATCGGGTTTAACTTCTGCGGTATCCAAAACGGAAGTGGATGCTTTGGATTCTGCTGGATCTTCTTCCATATCATTTTCTGGAGATTCACAAGAAGGTTTAACTTCTACTTCAACTTGAGCAGATGTTCCACCCTTTTTGTATTCTTCCATTTTCTTGTTCATGTAGTCACCTTGCATAGCAACTACATTTGCAAATACTTCATCAGCAAGAGTTTCCAAAGAATTAACTACTGTAATAGCTTCTTCCTTTGGCATGCCCATCTTTTCCATGACCATAGAAAGACGATCATTCATCTTCTTTTCTTTTTTCATGGAATTAAGTTCGCTAAGAGCAGAATCATAAGAAGCTTTAAGCTCCTCAATCATCTTGTTTGCTTCAGCCATTTTATTGGCCATATCTTCTTTTTCTTTCTGCCACATGCCAGCTTCAGCATGAGAATCTTCAATCTTTTTGTTAGCTTCGGCTAAAGAAAGATTGAGAGTATCAAGCTGCTTTTGCATGTCTGCAAGTTGATTCTCGTTTTCTGTCATTTTTTCTATCTCCTTTGAAACTGTAGTCTCACCTAAAACATACCCCGAATTAGACTTAAAAGCTTCTGTTTCTGAAAAAATAACGCTTTCTGGGTTAGCTGGCTTACGCACCAAGCCCTTTCCAGAAAATGTAATATTTTTCAAAAGTCTTCCAATTTTCATGTTTTTATAAATTCCTGTTCCACCATAAGCACGAAGATGTTTTGTTAAAAAAGCAGTATCTTCGTTCCTAGCTACAACCTTAGAAACATCGCCATCAATTACAGCATAATCAAAAGCTGTAAACAAAGCTTCCATCGAAACAAACCATTTGCCTTGACTTAATTCTGAAATTATTTGATTCATTCTTTGCTGTTTTTGTTCATCTTCCCAATATTTATATAAAACAGCAGATGTAGTAATATGAAATTTATTTGGCAAATTATCTATAACAGTATCATTTTGAATAATATTACCAGAAGCATCAATTGCTTGACAAGCAGTTATGTGTCCAATTATTTGACTTTGATCATGCTCATAATTAAATGGCTTATCTTCTGGAGTAGATCTTGCAACCCAAACTTCTGCTCTGTCAAAAACATCATCATTCTTATTCCATCCAGTAGAAACAAGAATTGACTTTAAATAATACAAGTCAACTTGGCCTTTATTTTCTGCAATTGTTTTAAATTCTGAAGTTGGAAAAGCATTAACTATTTCAAGTTCTGAACACGAAGAAACAGTTAAACTAGAAACTATCTTATCTTTTAAACCATCTTCTATTTCAGATTTATATACTGCAATTTCATTCATTTTTTCCCCTTTCAAAATAACTTAAAAATTTTTCTATAAAAACATTATCGTTTTTATTAGAACTAACTTTTCCATTCTTAATACTCGTTATTCCATCTCCAGATACTATTTCCATTGAATACTTATATGAATTAGTTATATCTCTATGTATGAGTAATGAGAATATATCATCAACTTCAACATTATTGATATAAAATTTTACAGAAGAATCATTTATATCAAAATTAACAATTATTTTTCCCATTACAATCTCCTAAAAATATACACCGAAAAAAATTTAAAATAATTTTATGAAAACTTAAATGTCCTTTTATATTAAGACAAATTCTTGAAGCATGAAATACACTTTTTTTAACAAATTCTTTTAATGACTCAGAAATGTGTTCATGCATAAAACATGTTTCATTATGATTAACATATTTAAAAATTTTATTTAATAAATTTTTACTTTCTAAATTTTTATACCACAATCTCTCTAAAACATCTTGAGTTTTAAAATCCGCAAATGGTGGCCAATAAGAGCTATCTGATGTAACAGCAAAAAAATTTGTATGAAATGCGTAAGGATTATATTTATTAGACCAATAAAAAACTACAGCATTCGCATGCAAAAATATTTGTTCTTGTATTAAATGAATTGCATATTCTTTTATAAGCACATCTGAAGCTTGAACAATACAATATGAGTTTGGATATTTTCTAAAAATAGTTTCTAAACCAATTCTTATATTGTGAGACTCATAAAACGATGTAGGATTTTTACCATTTTCTTCTGGTAATACATGTCTAGTTATTAAACCTTCTATTTTAGAAGTTTTTACAAGATCATCTAAAAACCAATATCTACAAGGTTCTGGATCAGCCCAAATAACATATATGCTTGGACATTCTTTAAAAAATCTTTTTTTTGATATTAAATTATTTATAGTTTTTTCTAATTCATGATACCTTCTATGCAATGTTATCAGTATCACAGGTTTCATTTGAAATCTCATCAACTCTAAATATGGCAACAGATGATGCTTCTATTTTTCTTCTAACTTCTATAGTTGGTTGAGTTCCTTGTTTATCTATGAAATTTTTTGTTGCAACACTAACAATTGTTTTTATTTTTTGAGGTATTTCCATTTTTTCAGAAATAATTTCTCCTACAAGTTTTTTATCAACAACTTGAAGAGGTTTAAGCTGACATAAAATATGGAACTTTGTTTTTTCCAAACTTTCAAATTCTTGAGAAGAAAGCTCACGAAGACTTTTCTTTTTCAAAGAAGATAAGTATGCAGCATTTACATATTCAGATATAGATTTTTGCGAAGACTCTGCCCAAGACATAGCTTGAACAAGCCTAGCAGCAGTTCTTGGTCTTATTTCTTTTTTCTTTCTTTTTTCTGAATCTTTAACTCCAACTGGTCTGCCTTGTCCAGATAATCCAGCTTGTTGTTCACTAGGACTATTTTTTTGAGTAGTAGAAATTGGTTCTTGAATATCACCTTCAGATGCTAACTCTATATCAAAATCTTTTGGGGTCATAATACCCATTTGAACCCACATCTTTTTAAGATCATCAATTCTCTGTGGATTATGCCATGGACCAGCTTTCTGCGGAATCTTACCACTTTCACGCTTTCTCATTTCACGCTTTCTGCGAACATTTTCAATTTCTGGAATAAGATCAAATCTTTCTTGTAAAGCTTCTTCACTAATAAGATCACGATCCATAAGATCAATAAGTAATCGTTTTTCAGCAGCTTCATCAGAAAGTGTATGTTGATCAAATACAATTTGGGCAGGGAGTTTAAATCCCATTGCTTGTTGAACAAGTTTTATTTCCTTATCCCAAAATGCAATCAATAATTGACGACCATAATCTAGTCTTTCAATTAAAGTCCTCAAACTGATGTAGTTATTTGAAAAACCTTGGCCAACTGGCAAACCTGTAAGAGATGGAGGTATGCCTAGTCCAGCGAAGATGGCATTTAATATTGGTTTGTATTTTTCTTCGCCTAAAAATTGAACCACATCAGTTGAGGTTTCTTTAAAATCTAATTCTGGACCCCAGATCAAATCTATAGATCCACCACCAACATTATTCATAAGCATATCTGCAAGACGACCAATAGCTGTTTCTGTTGGTAAAATTTTATGCTCTAATGATCCAAGCTTCCAAACACGAATATGACTCACAGCACCATCTAGAGCAGCAAGATCAGCAAGCTTCATCTTCTTTAACATCATAAGATCTTCAAGAATAGAATAAAGCATGGGCTTTGCCCAAACTTGCCAATCATCACGCTTATAATAAATTGCTGTAGTTTTGTCTTCTGGCAAAGGTAGAGCTTTACCACCATGAGACACAGATGTAAGACCAGTAAGAGATATTCCTGCAATAATATCTTTTTCAAGAGTATCTTGAGGATTTTTTAATTTTTTAATAATTGACTCTGGTATCCTAACACCATATCTAAATGTACTTGGCCCAAGAAATGGAACTAACTCTTCTCCAAAAACCTCTATGGTAGTTGGATTGTATATTGTATAACCCCATGGTATTTCATTCTTATTTGATTTAATAGGATCTCCAACAGGCATATCTGCTGCTAGACCCTTTTGCAAATTTTCAACATCAGATGTTTTTAGTTTAGCTGTTGATCTTTTAATAACTACATTACCAGCCCTATATAGCATATTAAGTATGCGTTCAGTTCTTTCTACTCCATTAACTTTTGCAAACCACTCTCTATAAAACTCTTGTATTTTTTCATTTGGATGAACTAAATCAATTCCTTGACAAGCAAATTCTGCCATCATATCTATTACATTA